GGATAATGGCTAAACGAGGTTGTGTGGCAGAAGAAATAGGACCGATTTTAGGCCGCCGCCCGGGCGCGGTGAAAGTATACGCGCGGCGCCATAACATAAAGTTATACTGCAAGGCGAAATGAAAGGTGAAATGAAACTGATACACGGCGATTGTTTGGAGAAGATGAAAGATATTCCCGATGGGAGTGTTGATATGGTGCTGACCGACCCACCTTATGGAACAACCGCTTGCAAGTGGGATTCTATAATACCTTTGGAGCCTATGTGGGAGCAGTTGAAGCGAGTTGTTAAGCCTAATGGGGTTATTGTTCTGACGGCGAGCCAACCGTTTACCACGACACTTATAAGCTCTAATATAAAGATGTTTAAGTATGAATGGATATGGCACAAATCTAAATCAGGAAGCGCATTTACAGCAAAATACAGACCAGTAAATAAACACGAAAACATATTGGTATTTGGTGAGGGAGTAATAACATATAATCCGCAAAAAACAAAAGGTACTCCATATAATAGAAAACACAAACCATCACCCACAAGGAACAACAACCACTATGTAGGATTTAATAAATGCTTGGTTGAAACCCATAATAGTGGTTTTCGCTACCCTACAACGGTACAGTTTTTCCAACAAAAATGGCGGAGACAAGATCAAATACACCCTACTCAAAAACCAGTAGCCTTAATGGAATACCTAATTAAAACATACACCAACGAAGGCGAAACAGTTCTTGACTTTACAATGGGTAGCGGGACAACCGGAGTTGCCTGTAAAAACTTAGATAGAGACTTCATCGGCATTGAACTTGATGAAAAGTACTTTGAAATCGCAAAGAAAAGAATGGGCACAAGACGACGAGAGACTACTGCGGATAATGGCTAAACGAGGTTGTGTGGCAGAAGAAATAGGACCGATTTTAGGCCGCCGCCCGGGCGCGGTGAAAGTATACGCGCGGCGCCATAACATAAAGCTACGCCGGTCTACCGGGAGCGCCGATGGCTAAAATAGAACCACCCAGTAACCCACTACTAGCGCCAGAACCAGACCAGGCGCCGGATTCAATAGCCGTAGACGCGGCGGCCATAACGGTACCATCGACTTTCCAGGTAACCCGCGGCGGGAAGGCGCGCCGCGGGTCCGGCCGGCGAGCCATGAAAGAGCTAATCCGAAAGGAAAGCGCAGATACGGCGGCGGCTGGATTCAGCCGCGTTACGGACGTATTCGGGATAACCAAAGGCCAATTTTCGCTAATCAACCTACTAGAATCGGTTATAGATATCACCGGGCCAGCCCATCTAACCGTATCGACCTGGACCGCGGCCAACGCAGACCTAAGCCAGGTATTAGACTTTATCGAGGCCGGGCGCGTATTGTCTGCCCGTTTTCTACTAGATTTTACGTTCCAGCGCCGGCAGCCAGAGATAGCCCACCGTATCCGCGAGGTATTTGGCCGCGGCTCGCTCCGGGTAACGCGGAACCATGCTAAATTCTTCCTATTAAACAATGATAACGGCTGGAACGTGACCTGTAAAACGTCTATGAATCTGAATCAAAACCCGCGGCTAGAGGATTTTGACCTATCTAACGATCCGCTATTATGGGACTTCCTTAACGGTATAATAGATAACCTATTTTCGCAGACCACTGGCGACCAAGGGGAACTAACCACGAACGAATTACAACACCAGTTTTATAAGATAGGGGGGGATAATGCAGATAGAAAAAATCGGTAATTCTAATCGGCGTATAGAATCGGTAGTTGGCCAAGGGGAGTTGGCAATATGAACAAACGCGCCGCAGTAACCCAAACTGTTAAAATGTTGCTAGACGGCCACAGCGAAACCGATATACGCGAATACCTGCTCGAGTACGGTAAACCGCAAAAACCCAAATTGATTATCCGCGCGGCGCTCGATAATTTTAAGACGATAGCCGCGGCGCCCAAAGCCACCAGGCTAGGCTTTTGTCAGGAAGCGGCGCGGGAACTATACCGGCGTATGGTAGAGGTAGGCGATTACGCCGGCGCGCTGCGAGCCATTCAGGAACTAGCCAAGCTAACCGACGCATACGCGGCAGCCAAAGCCACCAAAGCCGCGAAACCGGCGCCGAAGGCCGCGCCGACGAAAACGGCCGAGCTATTATCGTTAGTCCGCAAAAATGGCTAGCGCGCTACCAGCATACGCCACGATAACTGAAATATCAGAGCTTGCCGGTATCGGCCGCGAACACGTTAGAAAGCATATCAGAAAAGCGAAGATAGAATCAGTAAAAAAAAAGTATCCACTTCACGACGTACTATTAGCTATACACCGGCACCGGCAGGAGGATAACCGGCGCGCTACTACGGTAGGCCCGCGCGCCGAAAAGATACAGATAGAGACCGATATACTACGGGTTAAGTTGGACCAAATGAAGGGGGATTTAATTCCAGCCAGCGAAGTAAAAAAAACGTGGTCGGATTTAACTATAGCCGCCCGGGCAAAACTTTTGTCTATACCTACGCGCCTAGCTGCTAGTATCGTGGCAACGGCCAGCCAGGGACCGGCCGCGGTAGAAGACGAATTGCGACTGGCTATAAGCGAAGCGCTCGAGGAGCTAGCGCGGGATTGGCAAAGGATTGCAGACGACACCGTTAGTGCAGACAATAATAGAAGTGGCGGCGCTACTACCGCCGCCGCCGGCGCTAAACGTAAGTCAGTGGGCAGAAAAAAACCGGTATCTAAGCGCCGAAAGCGCAGCGGAACCAGGTAGATACCGGCTGGCCCGGGCGCCTTTTCAGCGCGGCATGCAGGACGCGATAAACGACCGAGCCAACCGCGAAGTATGTTTTATGACTTCTTCGCAGGTAGGTAAAACGACTGTTATAGAAAACGTTAGTGGCTACTTTACCGATTATGACCCAACTACACAAATAGTTGTTCAACCAACCGTTGACGCTGCGTCCGCTTTTTCTAAAGAGCGATTGGCGCCGATGTATAGAGACTGCCCAGTATTTCGTGGAAAAATAGCTGACCCGAAAAGCCGAGATTCTAATAACACCATTTTAACGAAATCGTACCCGGGGGGGAATTTGGCTTTAGTCGGCGCCAACGCACCGACCGGCCTGGCCGGCCGCAGCCGCCGCGTGGCGCTATTTGATGAGGTTGACCGTTACCCACAAAGCGCAGGGACCGAGGGCGACCCTATAGCCATCGGCCGGCGCCGAACGGCCAACTATTACAATGCTGTATTGCTCTACACGTCTACACCAGGGAACAAGGGCGAAAGTAGAATAGACGAGATATGGCAACGCTCAGACCAGCGCTACTATAACGTACCTTGCCCGCGGTGCGGCGCATTTATCAAATTCATTTTTTCAATGTTGGAATATGAAAAAGATGACGACGGACACGTATTGCCCGATTCGGTACATTGTGTCTGCCCAGATTGCGCCGGCAGTATAACGGATTCAGATAAACCGCAGATGTTAGCCGCCGGCTACTGGAAGGCCACGAAGCCGCACCGCGGCACCGCGGGATTTTTCCTAAATGCGCTCTATTCTCCCTGGTGCAGCTTTTTCGAGATTGCCGACGAGTGGACCAAAGCCGCCGGCGACCCCGACCTATTGAAGGTGGTATGGAATACGTATTTAGGGCTTCCCTGGGAAGAAAAGGGCGTTACGCTCGACTACCGGAAGCTCCACCAGCGCTGCGAGCCATACGCGGCGCCGGTACCGGAGGGTGTATTGTTGCTAACCGCCGGCGTAGATACCCAAGACGACCGGCTAGAGGTTACCGTATTCGGGTGGGCGCCGGGGGAGGAAAGCTACGGGATAGCCCACTATACGCTATGGGGTGACCCGGCCCTACCCAAATCAAAGAAAAACCCGAACGTATGGCAGCGCCTAGACGATATCGTATTTTTAGCCGAATACGAAAAGCCGGATGGCCATATGCTGCGGGTTAGAGCGGCGGCGGTAGACTCTGGCGGCCATCGCACCTCGGCAGTATACCGCTATTGCCGCACGCGATTAGCTAAAGGGGTGTTTCCTATCAAAGGCATGGGAGGCTCAGACCGCGAAATTTTAGGCCAGCCGACAAAAAAGAAGACCGGGAAGCAGAAAAAGGCCGCTAGTGTGTTTATAGTTGGTGTAGATGAGGCGAAATCTGTTATATACGCGCGGCTAAAAATGCAGGAACACGGCCCAGGATATATACATTATCCTCGCTCAGCCGATTTCGGAGAGGCGTATTTTAAACAACTGACCGCTGAAACAAAAATTATTGAAGTTAGAAGTGGTATAAAAAAAGCCGTTTGGAAGCTCAGGCAGGGCCGCCGACGCAACGAGGCGCTGGATTGTTGTGTGTATGCGCTAGCCGCGGTGCGATTCTTGAACCCTAACTGGCATGCGCTTTTAAAAAGAGAGGCCGCCAGGATAGAAGCAAAATCTGACCCAGGCGGCGAGCCGGGCGCCGGGAAAACGAAAAAAAAGCCAGGCCGGCGCCGCGGCGGGTTTGTCAATAGGTGGAAGGAATAGTATTGGCTGCGAGTATACCCACGGTCGAGCCGGCAGAATTTACGGTAGGCGATACAGTACAATGGACCATTGACCTATCCGACTATTTACCGGCCGATGGGTGGGTATTATCCTACGCTTTCGTTACGGACGGCGACCAGGAGGACGAAACGACCAGCGAGGATAATGGCGACGGTACGCACCTGGTGACAATCACGGCGGCAGAATCGGTCAGCTGGACGGCCGCTACGTATAAGTGGCAGGCGTACGTGACCAAATCAACCGAGCGCTACCAGGTACGAGAAGGCACTATAACCGCGCGGGTTAATTTCGCATCGCAGACCAGCGGCTACGACGCTCGCAGCCATATAAAAACCACGCTAGACGCGCTAGAGGCAATTATAGCCGGCAAGGCATCCGATGACCAAATGAGCGTAAGCATAGCTGGCCGATCGGTTTCTAAATATTCACCAGCCGAACTTATCACCTGGCGCGACCACTATAAAAAGGAATACGCGCGGGAATTGAAAGCCGAGAAACTAGCCGCCGGAACCGGCGGCGGCTCTAAAATCCGAATCCGATTCACAAACGATTAGGCGGGCTTTATGGGGATATCTAGTCTTTTTAGTATGACCCTGGCTGACCTATGGCGCCGCCGGCCAGAAATGCGCCGCCGCCTACCGCGTCGGCGTAGCCGCCGGTCATTCAAGGGCGCCGATACCGGCCGGCTGCTATTCGGCTGGAATAGCGCGCCGCGTAACCCCGATTCTATTGTGCTGGACGCGCTACGCGTGTTACGCGCCCGGTCGCGAGATCTATACTACAATAGCCCACTGGTGCGTAATTTTGTTTCTATGGTGACCAGCAACGTAGCCGGCCCAAAGGGCGCCACGCTACAGGCGCGCGCTACTTTTCCAGACGGGAAGCTGGACTCAGTAGCCAATACCGCCATAGAATCCGCGTGGGGCCGGTGGGGCCGGTCAGCCTATTGTGATATCCGCGGCCGGCTATCGTGGCCGGAAATGCAGGCGCAGGCCGCGGCGCAGGCCGCCGTAGATGGCGAAATACTGGCGCGGATATTTACAGATACCGACCTGGGGGATTTTGCTTTTTCTGTTCAGCATTTAGACACCGAGCTGTTAGATGTCAGCTACAATGAAACACTGACCGGTGGCCGATATATCCGCATGGGTATAGAATTTGATTCAATGGGCCGCGCGCTGGCGTATCACTTGTTAAACGAATCAGACTACCTAGTAGGCGGCTCGATATCACAAAAATACACCCGCGTACCCGCTGCGGATATCATACATACATTTGTGCCGGGCCAGGTGGGTCAATCGCGCGGCTACCCGTGGACCGCTACGGCTATGCAGCGGCTAAAAATGCTAGACGCGTACCAGGAAGCGGCGCTAGCGGCCACCTTGGCCGGCGCTAGCAAAATGGGATTTATAACCACGGCTACCGGCGACGAATACCAGGGCGACGATATAGACTCCGATGGCGCCGTTATTAGTGATTTCGAGCCAGGCATTATAGAGGAATTGCCAGAGGGCCAAGAATTTACCGCCTTTGACCCGCGATATCCACATGAGCAATATAGTGATTTTGTTAAGGCGGTGCTGCGTGATATTGCCGGCGCGCTAGGCGTGGCCTATGAGGGACTATCTAACGACCGGGAAAAGGTTAACTATTCGAGTATCCGCGCCGGCGTACTTGAGGAGCGGGAAGTATGGAAACGCGTACAAAACTGGTTTATAGACGGCTACTGCCGGCCGATCTATCTTCGTTGGCTGAAAATGGCCTTGCTAACCGGCCAAATAACCACAGCATCGGGCGCGGTTTTACGGCCAGATAAGCTAGACAAATATACGCAGGTAGTATTTCAGCCGCGCCGGTGGGCGTGGGTAGACCCAAAGAAAGATATGGAGGCCAATATACTGGCTATACAGAATAATGTATCTACGGTATCGGCCGTTATTCGGGACCAGGGAGCCGACCCGGAGGAAGTATTTACCGAACGAGCCAAGGAATTAAAGCGCCTAGAAGAATTAGGCTTAATGAGCGTAGGCGCGCCGGCCGCGGCTGCGAGTGATTCTACACCGGAGGGTGGGAATAATGCCGACGACGAAGACCGATAGCGAGCGCTTGGATAGCTACCTGGGGAAAACGCAGGAGCGAGGCGCTACCTTGACCAGCGGCGCCGTCGATATGGAGCGGCGCACCGTAGAATTAGCTTTTTCTAGTGAAACCGAACAGGTGGAGCGGTGGTTTGGGATCGAGATTCTAGACCATTCACCGGGCGCGGTGCGGCTCGAGCGGATAAATAACGCGGCGCCGCTGCTACTGAATCACGACGCCCGGGAACAGATAGGTGTAGTCGAAAGTGTTTCCATAGACTCAGATCGCCGGGGGCGATCTATCGTGCGCTTTGGAAATAGCGCAAGAGCCGAGGAAATACTGCGGGACGTGGACGAAAAAATCCGGCGGCATGTTTCGGTCGGTTATCGCGTCCACAAGTTGGTATTAGAGGAAGAAAACGACGGCGCGCCGGATGTATACCGCGCGCTGGACTGGGAACCCTACGAGCTAAGTATAGCGCCGATACCTGCCGACATAGACGTTGGCGTAGGGCGAGGCGCTGATAAGGGCAAGGAAGGAGCAGACGAAATGCCGGATAAAAAGAAGGATGAAGCGCCGGCCGTGGATGTAAATGCCGCGCGGGAGGAAGCACGCAGGGACGAGCAAAAACGTATCCGCGTGATTACCGCTATCGGTGAGCAGCACGACCAGGCCGAACTAGCGCGCGAATACGTGGCCGAAGGCAAAAGCGCCGCGGAATTCTCGCAGGAAGTACTTAAACGCATGCCGAAGGCTGACCCGACTGACCAGTCAATCGGCATGGGCGAGAAGGAAGTGCGGCGCTTTCGGGTTATGAACGTTATCCGAGCGCTGGCCGAGCCGAATAACCGCAGCGCCCAGGAAGGCGCCGCCTTTGAATTTGAAGCCTGCCACGCGGCGGCCAAGAAATTCGACCGGGCGCCGCAGGGTTTATTCCTACCGGCCGATGTATACTGCGACGAGCGAGGCGTTACGCCGAACCCGGAGCAGATGCAGCGGGTGTTACAGCGGGATATCGTGGCCGGCGTGGGCGGCACCGGGCAGTACCTAGTCGGTACGCAGACTATGAGCATGATAGGGTTATTGGAAAATACACTCTACATGAAGGAAATGGGCGCCCAGTCTTTTACCGGCCTGGTGGGTGACGTGGAGTGGCCGACCGCTACGGCCGGCTCTACTAGCTACTGGGTGGGTGAAGCCGACAACTTGACCGAAAGCACGCCGACTTTCGGGAACGTTACAGGGACGCCAAAGACCTGTGGCGGGTTCGTTGACTTGACTCGTAAAATCGTACAGCAATCGTCTATAGACATAGAAAATTGGGTGCGTAACGAGTTGATTCTACGGCAGGCTATCGCGATCGACCTGGCCGCCATCCACGGCGCCGGCACCAGCAACGAACCTATGGGAATCGTTGCCACTACCGGTATTGGCTCAGTGGCCGGCGGTACAGACGGACTAGCGCCGACGTATGCACATATGTGCCAGCTCGAGCGGGAAGTAGGCGTAGATAACGCCATCCGCGGCAACCTGGCATTTTTGACCAGCCATAAAGGCCGGTACAAAATGCGCCAGATTCCCGAACATACTACCGGCACAATGGCCAAGTGGCTTTACACCGCCACCGGGCCGAATCGGGGCGAAATCCTCGGTTACCCGTGCTATATCACTAACCAGGTTAGTGATACCCTGGAAAAGGGCAGCTCCGGCGCCGTTTGTACCGCCGTGATTTTCGGCAACTGGAACGATCTGTACTTGATGTTTTGGGGTGGTATGGATATCAACGTGGATACTGCCACCTTATCGAAATCCGGCGGCCTGCGCGTGGTCGGCCTGCAATCGTGCGACGTGGCAGTAGCCCACCCGCAAAGCTTCGCGGCCATGCTTGACGCGCTGATGGCCTAAACCAGAAACCAGGAAAGAGGTGATAAAATGTTGAAAGACTTGGAAAATAACACAGTAGCCGGCTACACCGTCGCGCCGGTGCTGGCGGTTACGGCCAGTGATGTTGACGGAGAAACCGTTGATTTGCTAGGCTACGAGGGCGTTACTTTTCACGCGCATATTGGCGCCGAGGGCGACGATACCTTGAGCGGATCGGTATATTTCGAAGTGAAGGTGGAAGATTCGGCCGATGATTCAACCTGGGCCGACGCGGCCGACGCCGACGTTACCAACACCGTAACCAGTATCAGTGGCGATACTGGGGTGTTTATGCTGGCTGATTTGGCCGGCGACTGCGAGGATACTTATACGGCAACGTATACAGGCTCCGAGCGATACGTACGCGCTACGCTCCTGTCTGCGGGAACACATACCAACGGGACGCCGATAGCCGTAGGGTATGTGAAATGGGGTGCGAAAACGAATCCGGCGGCCTAGCGCTGGACCGTAGGGCCGACCCGTTTTTGTATCCGCAGCCGGCGGCTAGACGGACTCCTGGCCGCCGGCTGGAAACTGAAAGGCTAATTATGCTAGTCAGACTGACCAGAAACACAATCGTAGACGGGGCCGCCCGCACCGCCGGCGAGGAAATAGACACCGGCGCCGGTAAATTCCTGATTACTATCGGGAAGGCTGTACCCGTTACGCGCGAGCCGGAACCCGAGGCGAAGCCGGAACCCGAGGCGAAGCCGGAACCCGAGGCGAAGCCGGCCAAGAAAAAGAGCAAGCGCCGCGGTAGGCCAAAAAAGACGGTTAAAAAGCCTATCCACGGCGGCGATAGGCAGAAAACACCGCCGGATGGCGCGCTCTGATGACCCTTATTTCGGATGCTGAACTACTTTCTATGTTGCAAACCGCCGGCGCCGTATCGGCCACCGTAGGGGAATCGACAATAGAGGGTATCTTTGACCGCGACTACGACGATACACTAGACGTAGCCGGCAACGCGCCGCGGTTTATGGCTCGCACTTCGGACCTGTCGGCGGCTAGCGTAGCCAGGGAAACGGCCATAACGATCGACGGCACCGGCTACACCGTGGCAAACATAGAGGCAGATGGAAACGGTTTAAGCCTTCTGGAGCTGATAGAATCGTGATTGATGTAGCTATAGGCAATTCCCGCGCTGGCGCCAGAGCTTTCTACGCCGCGGAAAAAGATATAGAGCGGGTGCAGAGGGCTATAAAGGATATACGTGAAATAGATATCCGTAACGCTTCACGTATGGCTTTTAACCGCGCTGGCCGGATGGCTGTTACCAGGGCTAGGCGCCTAGTGTCAGTGAGGGCGAACCTACCGCAGAAGGTACTAAAAAAGCGCTTTGGGTTGTCAAAGGCCACCAAAAAACACCCGTTTTCTATAGCGGTATTTCTACGCTACCGGGGCGTATCCGCTGGCTCGCTAAATCTACGCGGCATAAAGGCCGGCGTACGCGCTGGTAAACACTTCTTTCCTGGCGCGTGGGGATTCGGCGCCGGCTATGTAACCAAAGAGGAGGGCTTTCATTTTCAAAGCCCGATAGTATTCGCCAGGAAAAGCCGCGCGCGCGACTCATATGAGGCGCAACGTATACCGCTATTGCCTTATGTGAGCGAAGTACGCGCGCGGGTGGATAGGATAGTGCCCCTAATCTACAGGAAGCGCTTTACGCATGAGATAGAGCGCCGCATAAAGCGAAGGATTAAAAAACGTGGGTAGGCGAGAAATACGCGAAGCATTTGTGGCCACTGTTTCGCTGGTTACTGACCTGGCCGGCGAGGTAGAGGATTGGGCTACGCTGCCGATACCGGCGGCCGATCTACCCGTAGCCAATATCAAGACGCTAGGTGGCGAGAATAACCGCGAATTAGCCGCTATGGGTGGTATGGGGCAAGGCTGGCTACGCGACTATTTTATAGATATCCACGCAGATTCTAACGATGATATCGACGACGTAGCTAACGCGGTAGAATACGCTATAGCCAATTCTGAAATACTTACCGAGATGTTAAACGATATCATTATAGTAGGTGAGGAACTAGAGGCATCTAGCGGCGCCGAGGCGGTACGCTACCGGCTACGCCAGTCCTGGCAGGTGTTACAGCGGGTAGACGCGGCAGCGGCGGCCACAGCGGCGCCAACGTTCGATAATATAGGAATCAGCGCCGGCGCCACGGCCATTCTTTTTAGTTTCGATACTTCCCGCGCCGCCATCGCCCGTATACGGCTACGTTACAGCGACGAATACTATTGGTCCGAGTGGACACCGACAACCGAAACCAGCCACCAGGTATGGGTCGGCGGCCTGACCGCGGAAACAACCTATAGCGCGAAAGTGCAGATTCTACCCGTATCGGGCTTAATGCAGGACTTTACCGCCTTTACGGATGGGTCATTAGGCCCGAATTACGACACGACAGCCGGCGATAACCCAGAAAACCCACATGAATAGGAAAGGATAGGGCGTTATGTCAGATGCAGCTTTACACGGCAGGAGCGGGACGATTGATATAGCCACGGTTTCCGTAGGCGAAATTACCGCGTGGACTATCGACGAAACAGTAGATGCGGTAGAAACTACGGCCATGGGCCAATCGTCAAAAACCTACGCCGGCGGCCTAAAGGACGCTAGCGGCTCTATTAGCTGCTGGTGGGATCCTGACGACGCCGGCCAAGAGGACATTTTAGACGGCCTGGCCGCCGGTACCGGAATTACCGTTAATCTATACCCATCCGGCGTAGAAACGCAGGGCGCTTACTACTATACCGGATCGGTTATCGTCAACGGCAATAGTGTAGCCTCTGGTGTAGACTCGGTTATAACCGCGTCTTTTACTTTCCGCGGCGCGCTGACCCTAGGCACGGTGGCGTAATGCCTCTTTTTAACCGCGAGCCGGCGGTTATAGAGGCCGATTTCGGGGAAGGCCTGCTAGAAATATACGTTTGGCCGGCCAATCTAGAGGAATTAGACAAGATAGAAGCAGCCGAAGCCGCGGAAGGCGGCGGCGGATTTTGCGCTACTATCCTGATTCTAATGGCCCGCGATGCTGACCAGAAGCGCATTTTTAACCGCAAAGACCGCGGTAAAATAATGCGAACGTACACACCGAGCGAAGTAGGCCGCGTGGCGACGGAGGCAATCAAGGCAGCCCACCTAGAGCCGGAAGATGGTATAGGGGGAAAATGATTGCCGATGCTCGCTACCGGGAGCGGTACATCATAGCCGATAGGCTAGGGATGGCCGTAGAAGACCTAAATCAGCGGGTGGGAGTATCGGAGTTAGAAGGCTGGCGCCATTATCTAAGGTGGCAAGATGGCAAACACTAATCAAATACGGATACCGATAACCGCCAAGGATAAAACCAAAGCGGCATTCCGATCTGCTAGCGGCAATATGAACCGCCTAAAAATGGCGGCCAGGGGGCTAACTGCTACCCTGGCGCCGCTAGCCGCCGTGGTATCCGCCGGCTCGCTATTGTTTCTGGGAAAAAACGCGCTAGAATCAGCCGACAAAATACACAAAATGAGCCAACGGCTATCGGTATCTACCGAGGCGTTAAGCCAATATCAGCACGTAGCTAAACTAACTGGTACTGAATTCTCTACAATCACCAAGGGGATTCAGTATATGCAGAAGAATATATCAGACGCCGAAGATGGCCTGTCTACAGCCAAACGAGCGTTTGAAGACCTGGGTTTAAGTGTAGAATACCTAAAAGGCCTGGCGCCAGAAGACCAATTTGAAGCTATAGGCGATGCTATAAACAATATAGAAAACCCTGCCCAGCGGACCCAAGTGGCTATGGGCGTATTCGGCCGCGCCGGCGTAGAGCTAATACAAACATTCAGCAGCGGCGCCAGCGCCGTTAGGCAAATGCGCTTAGAGGCAGACGAGCTAGGCACTACGCTATCACAGGAGGCCGCCGACAAAGCCGCCGCGGCTACTGACGCCATGCAGCGCTTAAAAACCGCCGTTGCCGGTATGGCCCAGAGCGTAACGCTATCCGCCGTGCCGGCTATAACCGTGCTAGCCGAATTTATGGCAGACAAACTACAGACGGCCGTAACCGGCCTAGACTCTGAATTTAGAGCTTTCATAAACAACCTACGCGCACTGCCGGCCGAGGCGGCGCTAGGCGAATTAGCTAATCAAGAGGCCGAACTAACGGCGGCGCTGGCCGAGGCTACAGCCGAATCAGACGAGGCGAAACAATCGTATGATGATTTGAATATAACACGCGGCTACGGATTGCGCGCCGTGGGGGAGTTAACAGGATCCCAGCGGGACTATGTAACAATTATGGCGGATACCCGTGCCGCCATAGAGGAATACACCAAAGAGCTAGAAGCGCTGGCGGCCGAAAAAGAGCGCCTAGTTGGTATAATTGATAGCGCCAAACAATCAGCCGACGCGTACGCTGCGGCCACTGAACGCGCCGCCCGGGCCGCCGCCGAACAAGACGCCGAAATAGAGGCGCTATCTAAAGGGTTGCGCTCGTTTGCAGTGGCCGAACAAGACGTAGCCGACCTGCTTATACCGATAGAAACCGGATTTAAGGATGTGAGCGATACCGGCGATAAAACATTTACAGCGATCGACGCCGGCGCCAGATCGGCCATGGCCAGTGTAACCAGCTCGATATCGTCGGCCGTATCGGCCGGCAAGATAGAGCTTAAATCGTTAGCCGACTTCGCGCAGCTAGCTTTTAGCGCCTTTT